TGCCGCTCCAAGTCCAGGTACTAATCCTGTGATCGCTGTTTTAATCGCTCCAAACGTGCCCATTTTTGCACCTGTGGCTGCGCTGGCATTTCCTAGCGTTGTAACTCCTGCGGCTGCCGCTGTGGATGAAACTCCTACTGCACTAATTTCGGCTGCGGCGGTTCCTGCGTTTGTCTTTACTTCAAGTTCTATTACTCTTTTTTCAGCCATTATTTTTTAGTTTATTTTCCATTAATTTTTGTCTCAAAGCCTGTTTAAATTGTTGTCTTATGCTTGTGGTAAATTTATACTTTCCCTTTGCGATGTCGATGGTTTCGCTTTCTCCATAAAAGTTGCTTATTAAAAGCATTTGTATTATCTGGTTTATCATTGTTGTAGTATTATTATGTTGCTTGTATCCGTGTTTCCGTTTTCGTAGTCGCTTGTTAATGTAATTATAATTTCTCGCGCGGCATTTCGTGGAACCGTTATTGTTAAAAATCCTTCTCTTGTAAATCTTGTATTCGACAAAGTAACGTCCCTAGCATTTGCACTTTTAGTTATTGTAACTTGTGTAACTCCATTACTAAAATAAATCGCCGCTTTGTGTAGTTTTGATGCTCCTACTGGAGACACTACTAATTTAATTGGTTTAACTTCTTCAAAGTCGCTTATTAAAGTGAAGTCTACGTCGCCTGTTGTTAGGTCGCTTTGCATTTCGTTTATTAAATAACGTTTGTCTCTTATCACTAGTCGGTCGTTTAATTGTAAAGTTGTCAATATAGAAACAGGCAGGATCGTTTTAACTTTTACTAATCTATTTTTATCGTTATATAAATTTTCAAGGTAATTTGAATAATAAAGTTTGTATAGCGTGTTCGGGTTGTTAACTAAATAAAAAGTAGATATTTCTTCGCCGAAATTTAACGTTACAGGTTCAATTCCATTTGCTGCAAATGTCATATTTGAGTCTTGCCCGAATGGAACGTAATCTTTTAAACCTTGTGCATAACCATTTAAGTCGTAATAATATTTTTGCCCCGCTGTTAAAGTTGCTATCTCGTTCATATACAATAAAACGGGTTTAGGAACATAGGCCGTGAAATCTTTATTTAAACAATAGCCAACCTGCATATTATTTCCGAAATTATTTTGTAGTAAGTTTTCAAATGGGCTTTCAACTTTGTAGTCTCCGCCGTCATATTCAAAACCTATTTTAGCATTTCCGTATCCGTGCGCGTCTATGTTTAAAGGGTTTTCTAAAAATGCTTTATTCATAAAACATTCGCTGTCTGCGTATTTAAATTCGATAGACTTGTACAACTTCATCCTTTCGATTTCAATGCTTGTAACGTCTGTATATTGCGTTATGTCTCTAATGATTCCCCTTCCGTACCAAACGGGTAATGGATCAAAAGTAAAAACATTTTTTGCGGTTGAGTAAACCGTCATATTAAACTCCTTACATATCCCTGCTACAAAATCAGAGATTTTCATGTCGGGTGCCATTTGCTGCAAATTAATAAAACCCGAAGTGAATTGTGTTGATGAACAAATAGCGGTTCCCGTCACTCCTGTTCCACCCCAATTGTAGATTACTTGTTTTGTGTATCTTAAATCGAAGTCGATTGCGTTCGGAGTTATTCCTCGAACTTTAAAAGAAAAAACTGCGGTATCAGAATTATTAATGCTTATTGAAAAAGGATCGGTTAATGGAGTATTATAATTATACGGCATTAACGTGTTGTAATTAAATGCTTGACTAAAAACTCCATTTTTGTAAACGTCAACATAAAAATCGAACGGATCGTCTGGGCTTAGTGTTGTGCAGAAAATTTGTAATGTATGCGCTGTTGTTGAACTAGAATTAAACAATGCGGGTATTATTTTAAATGTATTGTTTGTTAAATTAAATGCAGTTTGCGGCCCCAAATTACTATAAACAACGCTTACCATATCCAAAGGAACGGAAGCCCCATTTAATGTTACTTTGTCTTTATTTTTAAACCATAAAAACGCCTTTTTAAAAAAATCAGTTAACAAAAATAAACCGTTAAATGTTATTCCGTATTTTGTTTCAATCAAATTAAAAATATTCGCAACTCGAACCGCAGGGAATAATTCCGTAAAAACTATTTGTCCTGCTGCGTCTCCTATATTATTTGAGTCGTCTACTGGATAAGTAAACCATTCGGGGCAGTCGGCTTGTGGAATTGGCACGCTTGATCCAAATTGCCAAAGTCTTTTGGAAGTTATCAAAGGGTAACGGACGTCGTAGTCAGTCGTTGCGCTGTCTATTGTTATTCTATCGTATATTTCTTGGCTTGTGTAATCGTGGTTTAATGTTGAGTAATCTAATTGGTTTAATTTGTCCTCGTTAAAAAAGTCTTTTAAACTTACTCCCGCTCCGTAAAAAGTAACCGAGTAACTATTTGCTTTCCCGTTTTTTAAATTTGCTTTTTCGAGTTGAAGTTTGCCCCGCCTAAATAAAACCGTATCAATTTCAATATAGGCATCGTGCCTGTTTTGATAGTCAAATGTTGCGTCTACATCATTCTGATAGAAGTGTTGAAATATTGCGTTGTTTGTCGGTGTGCAAGGAATTGTAAAACCCTGTGAAAAATCTGTAAAAATTTTGCTTATATCCGATATGTTTTGGATCGTTGAACTCACAGAAATTTTTTCGTCATCAAATAATTCTAAACGAAAATAATCTAATTCTCCCAAAATAGGACAACTCGGTATTAATACAAATAATGTACTTTGAAAAAACCACGATGTGTTAAATGGCAATTCATAAATTAAAGTTCCGCTTCCGTCAAATATTTGTAGTCCTACGTTTAAAGGAAACCCGCCAGGATTGTACCACCAAACTTGATAACTTGTGTTTGAGTTTAAAGATAGTACTTGCGAAACTTCATTAAACCCACTTACATTTGTATAGTTTAATGTGTGCGTTACAACTCCACCCGCTATTAATTGTATCTGCGCTCCTAAGGTTTGACCGTTTGATCTTAAATTAAAAGTATAGTCGCATGTTGGTAATGAAGCGGTAGTCTGTTTTCCTATAAATATTCCTACTTCTCTTTTCATTATATTACGGAATTAATTACATCGTATGCGAACTCAAACTCTAAACTATAATTTATTTGTTTCGTGTTTATCTGTTTAAATAGTTCCGTGCTCTTGGTGTTTATTTTTGCTGGTTTGTTGTCTATTAAAATTCTTTCGCTCAGCATTATTTGTTTTAAAACTTCTTTCCATGTTTCTTTTACCCATCCTGTATTTACTTTAACGCTTTTCTTTCCGTTGGTGTTAAATGTTTTTCTTTGGCCTTCCAGCCCGCTATAAAAAGTTGTCGGAAATTGTGAAGTCTGTAGTAAGTTGTATTCTGTGCTTTCAACGCTAAAATTATCAGTGCTTGCTTTAAAGAAAAACTCCCTTTGCCATGCTCCGTATCTATTTACAAAGTCAATAATTACAGGTGTATATTTACATTCATCCTGTGGGTAAAAATTCCAAGTCGCCTGCACTACGGAAGCGGCATTTAAAATTTCCACTTTGTTGCCTACTAAAACGTTGGCCGTTCTTACTCTTGGAATGTCAAACGTTCCATTTGATATTGCTAAACTTGTGATCGCTGGTATTAAATTAAAACTTGTATATTTTGCCGTAAAACTTGCGCCGCCTGTTACTCGTATTTTTCCTGCATCGCTTGTCGGGTTGTAGTAGTAATTCCCTGCGTCTAGTCCGTAGTTTCCTAAATCTTTATTATATAGTTCTTCGTAGTATGTATAGCCGTCAAATGCTATATGCGTTTGTGTCGCTCCTACTTGTGTATAAACCGTTCCGTCATATTCATAAAGTTTTAATTGTACGTTTACTCGTTCGTTTGTCGGGCTTGTTACTGCCGCGTTTCCCCCTGCTGCACATATATTAAATCTTATGTATTCTCTAATGTACGGGCTTATGTCGTATAGTGTTTCTACGTTTGTCGGGGAAGGTATTAACTTGCTTAGCGTGTATTGCGGTAAAGGAGTGAACGTTGTACTGCTTAAAAAAATTGTTAGTTTTGAGCCTAGTTGTGTTGGTTGCGCTATTCTAATAATATACGGGGATCGTGCATATATGTTTGCCATTATTTCTTTTGGTTTTTGTTTATTGCTTGATTAAATAAATTCTCTACGTCTAGGCCAAATTTTTCTATAAGTTCATCTGGTAGTCTTAAAAATGCCCTTTCAAATGGTGTTGTAAAAAATAAAGAAGGTTTAATTCCTTGATGATAAACGCTCTCTCTAACTGCGTACGGGTTTAGTCCTTTGTTTGCGCTCCATTGCAGAAAATGTTTAACGCTGGGCTTTACTCCTTCTTTGAATTTAAAGGGGCTGTTTGTTGCGTTCTGCTTCCACATTTTGCCCTTGTTGTTTGATCTATTAAATTTGCTCGTTGTGTTTCGAACTCCGCCGACTCCCTTTACTCCTTTATCTTGGAATTGGCCGTATATGTTCATTTCGAAGTCCATATAAAAACTATTCGGGCTTGACTTAACATTGCCCTTTAAACTTTCATATAGTCCTTTGGTGTGGTTCTTGTTTCCGCTGGTTAAATTCCTTCGTGCTTCGCTAATAACGTAGTCTCTAAATTTTTCTAGTTGTGTTTGTACTTCGCTCTGGTTCATCTTAGCAGATTGTCATTTCGTTCGGTGTTAAAATATCAAATGTCATTGTCCAGCCTGCCATGTAATTTTCAAAGCGTTCGGTAAACGGTTCAAGTGTTGCGGTGCCTTCTATTTGGAATAAATCGTACATTAAACTCCCTCGCTTCATTATTTCAAACGCTCGGTTTAATACTGCGTGCTGTGTGTTTAGCACATCGATTTCGTTATCGTTGCCTAAAAATATATCGGTTGTCTGGCTTTTTGAAATGTCGACCACATCCATTGCTATAAGGCTAACATTCCAACTTGTCGTTGTTCCGTTTATCGTGGAATTATTTACCATAATATGCAACAAAGGGAATATCGTTTGTTTGCTTAAATCTACTTTGAAAATGTCGCCCTGTGTTACCGTGTTAACGATTGCGTCTGCGTCAAAGTGTGCTTTAAGTTTGTCTAATAAGTTGTAGTATCCTGTCATCGTTTATGTATTTTTTTTAGTTCCCTTTGCTCGATTTCTTGCTTTTGTTTTTCGAAGGTGAGATAGGTGAGACACTCAATAAGTTTATGTTTGGTAATTGCTTCAAATCTTGTAATGTCTCCCTGTGCAAGTGCGTAAATGGATTGGTACCATCCCCAGTGTTTTGCAAATTGAGCCGTTTCATTAAACTCTCCGCCATCTTCGGATCCTTCTGCATTTCCTTCTCCAAATAAGAAAGAGAACTTTGTAATAAGTCGCTTCCTAAACTCCAAAAAAAAACACTCGAACCTATCGCTATGTCAACTGGTGCGAACTTCATTAAATCCTGCATGTCTTTGTTCGGTTCGTAGTCTGCAATCTTATATTGGTTTTTAAATTTTAGTGTTATTGGCCTGTACATCACGGCCATTGCTTTGTGGTATGTTTCCCACTTTAATAAGTTGTTTTCTAGGTCTACGTATTCGCCAAATGATATATCCTCAAGGCTTGTAATAAATCCGAACTCCTGCGTGCCTATTTTGAACGTTGGTTGAAACTTCGGGGTAACATCAAATATTTTTGTGAAGTGTAATATTAAATCGTTAATGTCCGTTAACTTCATTTTTGCAATTTCCTTCAATTGTATTCCGCAGAAAATCTCTATCATTTTTTGTGCGACAAACTCCTCATCGTTGCTTCCGTCTTTTGTAATTAAAAACTTTTGATATTGCCCTAGAGTAATTTCATTTAAACTTGTCGGTACGTTTAGTTCTAACTTCATATAGTATATAATTAATTATTCGTGTTTTTGTTGTGTTGGTTTTGTTGTATGTAATCGTATGCTTGTTTCAGTAAGTTAATGTCTCGGATGTCCCTTAAATAAATTCTCACTTTTACTCCTTTCATTTGGTAGATGTAAATCTGTACCGCTTCCATCATCACTTGTAGATTGTTCATCGTATAAAGTATTTTCCGTGTGTGCTGTTTAATCCTAGCGTTTCCATTTCGTGGTATCTAACTGCGTCTATTGCGTGATCGTTTTTTCCTTGCGGTTTGTTTAGCGTCTTTCCTGTTTTGTCTGCGTCCCAACAATACGCTCTTAACTCCTTGATTAAATTTGTGCTTTGTGAAGTTACTAAATAAGATTGCGATTGCATTATTTGAATGCCGTAATTTACGGAGTCCGCTCCCTTTGTCACTCCCTTTATTTGTTGGCCTGTTCTTTTTATTTCCTCGATGCTTTTTGGTTCGCTGCTGTCTGCGTATGCTATTACGTGTTTTTGTAGTTTCTTTGCTATGTCGTTATTTAATAGCCCTGTCTGGTAACATATTTCGTTTAGTATTCTTTGCCCGTTGTAATTGTAAACTTCTATAATACTTGTGGGATCGTTTGTGTATCCAAAGTCTAAGCCGTAACCTAGTAGTTGCGCTTCGTTTGGTATCCTGTCTATTAATTTCCAATTACTAAAAATAACCCCCTCTAACATTCCCACTAAGCCTTCGCCGTAAACTCGCCACCAATTAGCCCACTAACTGCTTGTCGTTGCTTTTAAGCGGTTCTTTTCTATTTCCGTTACAATCCTTTCATCGAGTGCTTCGTTGTCTTTGTACGTCAAAATTAAGAAGTCCGTATCTGGTTCGTCTTTTAGTTCGGTGTGTACCCAGAATTCATTTGCTGGATTAAAGTCTAGGTATATTCGTTTTTTGGTTCTTATTGCTAGTTCGTTATATGCTTCAAAGGTTACGTTATTGCATTCGTTAATGTATAGAATGTCTCTCCTCGCTCCCCTTAATTTTGAACTATCGTCTGCGCTAAAAAATTCTATATAAGAACCGTTTGAAAATTCGTATCTTAATAAAGACTTATTAAATTTGTCTTCAAATAAACGATTTGACCACCGCATTATTTTTAGAAAATCTTTAACCGCCCCCCGTCTTAAATGCGGGATGCTTTCAGATACAATACTTATTTCCGTGTTGCTGTGCTTGGTTGCTATGTCTATCAATAACGGAATAACTCCGAAAGTTTTACCCGCCGAAGTTCCGCCCTGTATTATTTTTATTCGCTTGTTTAATTTTGCAATTTTAGATATTGCAGTCGTCCGTATTAACATCTGGGAATAAAGGCTGTTCTATGTTTGTTTGTTCTATCTGTTGAACTGGTGCTCCGTATCCGCTATCCATTAATGCCTTGTAAGCATTAACGTCTCCGTCCCTTGCTTTTTTAATTAGTGCTAAGGTCATTAAGTCTTCCTGCGACATTGTTTCCTGTTCTCCTGTTAAAGGGTTTTTTAAACTTTGATTAACTTCTAACCATTGCCTTGCTATCGTGCTGCGGTTCTTCCGTCCCTTTGGTCGGCCGTTTGGATTTCCGCTTTCGCCTTTATTAAATTCGTGTTTTGTTATGTTTTCTGGGTTCGGCATATCGCTGTAATTTCGCTGTTTAGTTTATTAATTCTCCGTTGCGTTTAATCTTTAAACTCGGATCTAGTTTTTTCATTCGTTCTACTATCACTTGGCAATATTTCGGATCAAGTTCTAGGCCGTAGCATTTTCTTTTTAATTGGTGTGCTGCTACCATTGTGCTTCCGCTTCCTAGAAAGCCATCAGCAACAATTTCATTTTCTTTTGAACTGTTTTGAATTAATGGTGCCAATAATAAAATTGGTTTCATTGTCGGGTGTTCTGCACTTCGGTGTGGTTTGTCGCAGTTAATTATTGTTGTTTTGTTTTTATCGCTT